GTTACATATTTTGTTCGTATTTCCATTACTTCTTCATCAGTAAATATTGCTCGGGAATGACCAGCATGGGTAATATGCCATTGTTTGTTTTCTTCGGTTAATACCTCTGGCATAATATGATTCCAATTATATCCTGTCCATACTGCAGAAAATCCATTCCAACCAATTTTATCTTTAAATTCTTCATATACTTTAGTTTTAGATTCATGATTATTATATGATGTTCTAATACGAATTACATCTTGTTCTGTTAAAATAGCATTAATATTTAATTCTCCTGGTGAAGAACCATTGCCACCTGGGGTTAAATTATAACCATTATTATAAGAATCATAATAAGCAATCCAATATATTTCACGGTCTTTTAAATCTGCCACTTTACATTCTTCAATAATTTCAAAATCAAAATTATGAACACCTTTTGTTCTAATGATATAATCAATAGTTCCAATCTTACCTTTATTAGAAGTTTTATGTTCCGAAAAACGACGTGAAATATTCATAGCTTGTCCTATGTAAACTAATTCATTAGTTTTATCAGTAATTTTATATATACCAGTCATATTACTCACCTATTAAAGAAAAATCTACATTATCAATAATAAATTGTCGTCTGCCATCCACGTCTTTGCCCATAAGCATATTAATACGTTTATCAAATTCTAACTTATTGTTAATAATTAATTGCTCCCAACGCTTTTGTGGTCCGAAAACTGCTTCAGCAGTTTCTTGTGGAGTGTTTTCACCAATACCCTTTTTACGGCTTAATTCTTTTGGCTTACCATATTTTTTAATTAATTCATTTTTCTCTGCATCGCTAAAAGCATATAAAGTTTTATCTTTATACTTTAAGACAAATAATGGCATACGCATCCAAAGTAGACGTCCTTCTTCAATAAACTTAGGGCATAAATAGTAAAATAAAGTTACTATTAAATTTGATATATTTGCGCCATCTGCGTCAGAATCACTCGCTACTGCAACATATTGATAATTTAATTTATTTGAATTATATTTATTAAAGAAGCCACAACCAAGTGCAGAAAAAATCGCTTTTACTTCTTCATTTTGTAGTATTTTTTCATCTGGGTGTTTTAAGGCAGAAATAATTTTTCCGCGTATTGGAAGAAGAGCCACTTTATCAATTGGGCGTGCTTGTACAAGGGCACCAAGAGCAGAATCTCCTTCACAAATTGCTAATACAGAACCGCTATTTGGACCATGTATTTGACAATCTTTTAATTTATCAGCAAGGATAATACGTTTCTTTTTGTCATTACTGATTTCTTTTTCTGTTTCAAGTATTTGTTTTCTTATTTTTTCTGCGGCCCGTTCTGCTTTCAATTCTTTTGTAAGTAAATCTATGATTGAATCGAACTCACTTATATGTCGTCTGCTAAAATCTTCTAACATCTGTCCAGTTGCTCGTTGTGCCAAACCTCGAAGCTCTGGATTGTTAACTTTTGTCTTTGTCTGGTTCGCAAATGAGGGGTTTGGAACTTTACAATTCACAATATAAAAAAGACCTGACCTAGCTACTTCTGGACTAAACTCTTCTTTAAATTTCTTTTTGAAGAAATTTGTGATTGCGGTTTTGACGCCTGTAAGTGAAGTGCCGCCTTCCGCATTGGCAAGACCATTTGTAAATACATACCAATGTTCTTTTCGGTCAGCCGCCCACTGCATAGCAACCTCACATTCAATACCATCTTCTTTTACTGAAATATAGAGTGGAGTTTTATGAATTGGCTTTTTAATTGAGTCTTTAAGAAAATCAAGTATTCCATTTTCTGACTTATAAACTACTGATTCTTTCGTTATAAGGTTGTCTAGCTTGAAACTTACTCCTTTGGTAAGGTAAGACCAGTTCTTACACATTTCTTTTAAATCTTCGAAGTCAATTTTAATTGGTTCGAGATTGTAGACTTCTGGTGATGGAGTGAACTGAACCCATGTGCCATGTTTATTATCTGGGTCATCGTGTATTTCGAAATGGTCTTTAACACCGTCGCGGAGCACTAACTCTGCGGCCTTGCCATCACGAAATGATATTGCCATGAACCAAGAACTTGATAAAGCGACTCCTTTAGCGCCGATTCCATTCATACCTGCTACGTTTTGGTAAACTTTTTCATCAAATTTACCACCTGTGTGCGGCATTGTGTAGATTGCTTCCATGGCTTCGGTTCCATCATCGCGAAGACCGAATGGAACGCCACGAGCGTTATCCATTACTGAAATGGTGTTGTCTTTACCGAGCTGAACGATGATTTCATCACCATATCCCATTGTCATTTCATCAATAGAATTTGTAATAAGTTCACGTATACATTGTAGTACACCTTGATTGTCTGCACTACCCATATACATGGCAATTCTTGTTCTTACTGCTTCTAAAAAGGAAAGGGTTTCAATATTTTGAACATTATATTCCACTCATACCACCTCCCAAACAAATGTTATCTATTAGAACGGATAGTCTTATATCCATTAAAATCTCGATAGACCTTCCACTTGTACTAGGAAATGCAATATCACGTTTATCTAAATCAACATGTACGTTAGGACTTAGTAATGTAGTATAAGTTCCATCTGAATATTGTATTTTAATGTAATCTATTTCTCCGTTCATTCTTCACTCCATGCTTCTATTGGGGTTGTTGAATTGATTTCTACTGAAATATGATAGAGTTGATTGAGTTCTGAAACTCCACGATAGAGATCAACTGTTGTTGATTCTTCATCTGTTTCAAAGTGGTAGTCCTTTCCGTGGAGGTTTTTGATTATTAATTCTATTTTCTTACTCATTATTCTTCTCCATTTACGATTATTGCTATTATGAAAGAGCATAGGAGAAAGATGAGGCATATCGCGTTGTTACTCATTTGAAAAATCTCCTTTCTTATTCTATTTATATTATATCAGATTTTTCCGAAAATTGCAAATTTTAAGGTGGGATTTGTTACTTAAATAGAGAGGTTATATATGAGAAGAGGTTAAAATGCCGATCTATGAGGGAGGTTGGGAGGAGATTAAAATTATTAAGGAGGAATGATAAATGAGTTATGTAAAGACAACTTGGGCAAATGGAGATATTATAACTGCTGAGAAGTTGAATAAATTAGAAGATGGTGTTGCTGATTCCGGCGGATCCGGTGGTTCTATTCAGAAAGTTGGTCGTGTAGCTTTTTGGAATAAGGATGAATTTTCAATTCCGGCAACTACATCCTATAATGTAGTAACTTGGGATATGGTAGATGCTGATGTTGAAGATTGGACACCGATAGATGAATTACCGGAATATGATTTTGCAGTTATTGATGGAGTTGGTGATGTTCCTTATGATTCCGGTGGATCTGCAATAAATGGTATAATTGTTATGAATTATATTATGAATTTGGTGGGTGAGGAAACACCATTATCAACAATAATTTATAATACGAATAATGCATCAAAAACTATTGGTGCTGATTCGTTTAGAGGTGCGTTAATATCCCTTTATAAATTAGGATAGTGAGGTGTAAAAAATTATGATTAATAAAGATAGAATTGTACCGGTTACTAAAATTGATTTAGTTAATTATAATTTTAAATAAATTAAAAGAGGCTCACTCGAGCCTCTTTTTTTATTCAGAAATTTCATAATCTCTAAAAGCGTTATTATAACATCCTCTATTATCAAAAAATTTCTTCATAAAGCAAAGTGCAATTCCTTTTTCCAAATCAAATTCATCATCAAACTGTGGCCGCATTACTGTATTTGTCCCATCGTTCCAAATCACGCATACAGTTTCTTTCTTTGGATTCACATAGATTTTCTTATATGGCTTATTGATTTTTGGGAGTCTAATTGGGTTTGCTTTTGTCAGTTTTTTACATGTAGAATCAAAACCTTTTTTTACAGAAATTATTCTAACTGGATTACTATATGTTCTATCTGCTTCAATTTCGTAGTCTCCACCTTTAATGAGCGGCGTGTCGCTATTAAAGCTATAAACTTTTTGATAAACCAATCCATTTTTATAGTCATTATAAAATTTAACTTCTATTATATACATTTAATTCTCCTTTTCTCCTCCAAAAATTACATCAACTAAATCTCTTGTTGAAAAAATTTCTTTGAAAATTCCCATAAATCCACTTTCATCGGAAACTAATTGAACTAGTTCCAAATTTATTCCTTCATTTATAAACTCTTTAAATGGAATTACGAAATCTTCCAAATATTCGTAGTTTGTACGTGGCCAAAATTTTATTATATACATCTCCCCTCCTTACTCAAATGATAGCTCATCATCAATCATATCACTTGCTTCTTTATATGTCTTAATTTCTTTAATTGAATTGATGTCAACATTCGGTGGTACATAATTATGGGCCGGCCGCCATCTCCATCCATCATTAGCCCAGACAAAAAAATAAGTTTGATGGAATAGTTCGTGGTAACTGACTGCAAGAACCGTCTGGACTTCTCCACTATCAATTCGTTTTGCTTTAAACATTATCCTATTACCTCAAATTCATCTACTTCTGGAATTATCGCACAGCCTCCAGCGGTTGTATGAATTTGACCAGCGTCGTCAATGGAACGAACGATTCCTTCTTTACCAGCATACTGCGGCTCGCCATCCATATAGATTATTCTTATCTTATCGCCTATTTTTACATTCATTTTCAAATTCCTCTAACAATCTTTTAAAATATTGTAACATTTCTTCATCATCAGCAATCCTTTGCCTTTGCTTTTTGGCAGAACAGCAATATTCAGACAGCCACATAGATTGCGCTTCATATAATATAGATTCAAATTGTTCAATTATTTTATTTTTAATTGTTGACATTATCTATCTCCTTAAAACTTTTTAAAATCAGATGTTAATAATAAATCTTTTAATTCTATTTTATTATAATGCTTATAAGGAATCCTAATAAGAGAATATCCCTTGTCTTTTAAATAAGTTTCTTTGATTTTATCGTGTAATATTAAAATTTGATAATCAAAATCTGGCCACGCTTGATAATTATGAGTATGCTGTAATCCGTCACATTCGATAAAATAATAAGGCTCTCCATCTTTAAGAATACAAAAATCAAATCGCAAAGGATTTCCCTTGGGAGATACCAAATCTTCAAAAGAATATTCAGACACATAAGGAATATTATTATTGTTTAATAATTCTTCTACTCTTTCTTCTCCAAAAGAACGTCGAATGCAACCACAACTTTTAGTATTTCCAGTTCTTAAATTTGTACCTTCAACTTCTATTATATTACCACAATCACATTGACATTTCCATATTGAACCTCTTTTATTTGACCATCTAGCAAATTCAACTACTTTAAGTCTGCCATATTTATTTCCTACTTCATTAATAAATCGACCTTGTCGAGCACGTTCTTTCTGTAAACATCCACATGATTGAGTATGGCCACTTCGTAATTTATCACCATAAACTGAAGTTAAATTACCACAATCACATCGACAAACCCATTTAACAGTTCTATTATTTTTGATTTTATCCCATTCTGTATCTCTATATAATACAGTTAAACGACCATATTTACTTCCAGTTTCATCTTTAGCTTTCATTTACATCTGTATAACTCCTAAGATATTTTTCTGCACATTCAGTACAAAATGAGTCAATCCATCCACAAGATAGTTTTGTTGCTGGACGCCCACAGCAAATGCAAGTTTTACGAGATAGCTCGGTGTATTTATCAATTACGTCTTGAAGTTCACGATAAATCGATGAGGGCGCACCTTCGTCATACCAACGCAATTCGGCCCATTTACTTTTTACTTGTACCACGCGATAGTCGTAAAGATAATTTCCTTTAATAAGAACTGTTCGAAGCTCTTCACACATTTGCTCTCCAAAAGCATTGCGCCAGCCTACTGGCATATCGTCTAGGAGAGTCCAATAATATTTATTTCGAATTACTTTACCTGTCCAATCTCTTGGAATTATGAATGGATAACGTTTGCATAGACGCTTATTTCTCATTTTTATTTGTTTCTTTTTTCTTATTGTTCTATTCATGTGATAATCCCTTTCTTTATATAGTTAAGTTGTAATTCTTTAACCATTATGTTCCCTCTCATTTGCTTTAACAATTCATCGAACTTTTCCTCGCTAAAAGTAAGTTCAATAACCTCTCCAGTTGATTTACTTATTAGCCAAATGTGGTAGAGAGTGACTCCAGTTGGATATTCTTTGTAGAAGCAAGAATCAAGGTCATAGAAATCTGCAACATCAAAAAACATAGAAAACTCCTTTCTTTTTTACTTTCTATTTATATTATAGAGGAATTTTGATGAAAAATCAAATTTTAATTTCTATTGAGTGGAGAGTAGAGAGGGTTAAGTGACTTTATTTAGGAGTTATAGTTTGACAGCGGGGAATTGACATTTTTAGGTTAAGGTTAGAAGAGAGGAGGATGAAATGGAAAAGAACGATGTAATTAAATATGTAATGAATAGTCCACAAAATACAAATCCTGCGATTCTTGGACAGATGTTGGATGAAATGGGTGGAAGTGGAAGTAGTGATTTTACTATTGCCCAAATGACACTTTCTTTTAACAGTAATAGTTATGTACAATATCCATCCATAGCCGGAGTGGGTGATTATGATAGATGTATGGCTATGAGCGTAGAAGATTCGGGAACATATCCATTAGTGTTATATAAAGGGCAATCTATGGTTACAGTACATGATTATTCTTCATATGAAGTAACAGAAGATGCTACGGATTTAGGTGGTGGATATATTTTAGCAACAGGTGATTGCACCATAACTATATCGTAGCCGGCGCTATAAAATTATTGCATGACCATCTTAATGCTTTTGGATGGCTCGGGCGCAGAGTGAGTAAGGCGTATACATATTTTTCTACTTTTAAATGGAAGTATATGTAAATAAAAGGAGGCAGATAAATGATAACTGTACATTCAAGTGAAAAAAGAGAACTTATGGGTCTCTCAACAGACGAGAAACCTATGGGAGTTAGTGAGAATATGTTGTTTTTAGAATTAGATACAGGCGACTTTTACTACTTTGACGGAGAAGATTGGGTCAAAGTTGGGGCCGCGGCCGAAAACGAAGATGGAGAAGGTGGTGAGGAATAATGGATTTTTTTGATATGATGTTCATTAAGAACTCAGGTGGTGGAGGAAGTGGATCTTCTTTTACTATTGAACCACTTAATGTGACAGAAAATGGGACATATTCTGCGAGTAGTGGGTATGCTTTTGATCCGGTTACGGTTAGTGTAAGTGGGATTGTGCCAAGTGGAACTTATTCGATTAGCGCAAACGGTGTGTATGATGTTGCGAGTTATGCAAGTGCAGATGTAAATGTTCCGGCAAGCGGTGGTTTCAGCTATGATGATATTGCGCTGAAGGATATAAGCGGAATTGCGACAGGTAGTGCAAGCGGAATTTTTTTGTATGCTTTTCATGGTTGTTCTACTTTAGTAGGAGCAAGTTTTCCAAACGCCATAAGCATTGCATCATATGCATTTACTAATTGTTCGGGATTAATAAGTGCCGATTTTCCTAATGCAGAAATATTATACGCATCTGCTTTTTTCCAATGTTATTCATTAAGGGATATTAATTTTCCGAAAGTATCAGATATTGGGAATAATGCTTTTTTCCAATGTTATTCATTAGAAAATGCATATTTCCCATTAGCTGAATGGGTTAATCAGAGTGCTTTTTATACATGTTCGGCATTACAAAACGCATATTTCCCAAAGGTGAAAAATATTGCGCCAAGTGCTTTTGTTTCTTGTAAAAATCTTGAAACAATAACTTTATCTCCTGGTCTTTCTCAAATTTCAAGTAGTGCATTTTATAACTGCTACAAATTGAAAAGTATAAGCGCATCAAATGTAACGATTTTAGGAACTTATTGTTTTACTAGTTGTAAAGAATTATCTATAGTAGATTTTCCGAATCTGTCAATCGTGCCTAGCGGAGCGTTTGACGGTTGTAGCAAATTAATAAGTGTTGTTTTTCCTAATGTATCATCAATAGGTCAAGTTGCTTTTAGAAGTTGTAATTCTTTGGTTACTGCTGATTTTTCAAGTGCAACACACATAGGACAAAGCGCGTTTCAAGATTGCAGTTCTTTAATAAGTATTAGTTTTCCACAGGCAACAACGATACAAATAGCGGCATTTCGAAAATGTAGAGCATTGGTAAGTGCTTATTTTCCAAATGTAACATCCCTTAATAGCGGTAACACTTTTGTTTCTTGTACATCTTTAATAATGGCGAGTTTACCAAAAGTAACAAGTATTCCAAATTATACATTCCAAGGTTGTTATAATTTGTTATCGCTATATTTAATGGGGGATTTCGTAGTTGGAGTTGGTCAATTTGAGGTGTTTGCGTCAACGCCAATATCGGATTACACCGCATCAACAGGTGGTGTGTATGGTTCTATATATGTCCCATCAAGTCTATATGACCAATACATAGTCGCAGACAACTGGTCTGCCTACGCTTCTCGTTTCGTTTCAGTTTAAAAGTAAAAGGGGGAATATAAATGACAAAGGAAAGAATATTACAATATATAAGAGAAACCCCTCACAATGCAAACGTCAATGTTGTGAGTGGGATGTTAGATGGGATTGAAGGAGGCGGAGGAGATCTATTTAAGCAATATGTAGAAGAAGGACTTTCTAGTATATATGATTCGAGTATTACAAGAATTAATGAATATACTTTTAATTATAACTCTTTAGTAGATGTAACTTTTTTAAAAGCATCAGAAATTGGAAGCTA